GAACTGACAGACCTGAACGCAACTTAGCAACAGCCTTACGGATGTTAGCAGAAGTGATTGTATCTGTAGCAGCAATTGTTACTGTGTTAGTACGTGTACCACCGTAGATGATGTTTGTACCACCACGAAGTTCAGTCTGTGCAACTGTATCAATTGAACCTGCAAGGTTGAAAGCGATGATGTTAGCAATTGCTGGGTCTACATCAGCAAGGCTGAATAGTTCCAAAGCACGTGTAACAAGGACGGAGTTACCATACTCAGCAAGAGTAATAGTAACTGATGTTGGAGCAGCAATCTGTACTGAGTCACGCTCAGTTGATTCTGTCAAAGCAGTTGCCTGTTCAGACAAATCTGCGTATAGTTGTAGAACTATGGTTGAGCCAGGGTTTGCTAATTTAGTGGGCTTCTTATCAGCGACACTACGAATTAGGGGTTCTGCGCGCAACGCAAAGTCTAATAGACGGTCATACGCCTTTTGGACGAGACCTGCACCACCAGCGGTACCAGCGAGATTGCCAGTACTGGATGTATATGCATTAGCCATTGTTGTTCACCTCCTAGGTGAGTTGTGAAATTACTATGTATTTATTACTGTTGAGAGTAGATGATTGAGTTAAGTTCTTCTGCGGATGCCGCATTATTAATTCGACTCAATAAATCTTCTGCTCGGTCAGGGGACGTACCAAGTTGAGTAACTACATCTTGCTGCCGTAAGGCTGCTCGGTTTAGTTCTTTCTCTTCGTTTACCTCTGGCTTGGTTAATCCAAACAAGTCTCCATTATCTTCAAGCCAGTTATTAACTGACTCTTCGTTAATATCATCCAAGTCTTTTAGGATTAATCGTTGTGCCTTTGGATTGACACCCTTCTGTTCTAGGACCTCTTTGACTACACGCTCACGCTGCGCCTTGGATAATCCCTCAAGTTGCTCAGTGAGTTCCTTGATACGCTTCTCATCGTTGCGCTTGGCTTTCCGTAACTTTTTAAGTAAGTCACTTCCATCCATCTGCACTTCGGTTTCGGTATCTAGGTCGTCTTCGTCTTCATCCCAGTAGTTGTTGCTCATAGCAACCCACCCTTCTATTCGTTGTAGTCGCAAGCCTCAGATTCTAGTCGGGGAACTAGGCTGGCTCTTGCTACCAGTCTTATACGCTATGTGGGCTGGTAGGTCACATAGGATTCTATTTTATATTTGTCCTGCTGTTGAAGACTTTCTCAAATAATTACTATTATAACCAGGTGCAGCATAACCTGCACTGCCTTCAAAACTAGCACGTTCTTTAGATGCTAATAGATTGCGCTTGCGTTTTGCTTCATCACTAGACTTTAAGAACTCTTGTTCACCAGTTGTTTGGTCATATTTAATACCAGTCTCACCGTAGATGTTACCTAGTTTAGTAGCCTCTGGAAGTATACTAGCAACATTTGCATAACCCTCAAGGGCTGTTGCTCTATCTACTCCATAGTCAGCAAGGTCTAATGCAGATAGTGAAGTACCCTTTGCAAAGCCTTGACCTACAGCAGCAGAACTAATCTCAGATGCTGTTACTTTTCTTTCCAAATCAATACGTGTAGCCTCTGGATTAAGGAAGTATGAAACTAAATCTTTATCAGTAATGGTTGGGTAGTATGCCTTTAGTTGTTTTAATATCTCTGGGTCGCTACCTTGTACGCGCTTAACCGCTAGGTTAAGACGCTTATCTACTTCAAGAGCAGATACACTGTTACCAATTAGAGTTGCCTTCTGCTCACGTGTAGATAGGTTGCCTACACCATATGCCTTAAAGTATTCATCATATGCATTCTCTTGTTGTAGGTAGTCATACTCACTTAGGGCATTCTTTCCAGCCTTAACAAGTGACTCGTTACCAGCAAACCTAGCCTTATACACACCAAGATTACGCATACCAAGGATAGCCATATTAGGACCAATGTTAGGGTCAATAATTGATTTTTCTATATAACCAGATAGTTCTGACATTTCAGCATCAGTAAATCCATATGAACGCATTGTGTCTTGGATAAGAGCAAAGGCATCACGTTTTTCTGATTCATCTTTTGCTTGTTTAGCAATTGCTGCTTGTTGTTTATCATATAATGCTTTAGCAGCAGCAGCAGCAGCATCTTCTATTTTAGTACCTTTAGATACAAGAGTTCTCTTACCAGATTTATGTACGTTATAAATATTACCTGTAATAGGGTCAGTGTAAACACCAACAACTGGGTCATTTGGGTCATCTGGTGGCGGTTGATTAGGGTCAACAACAACTTCCTTTTTAACAACAGGTGGAATAACATAACCAGTCTTAGGGTCAATTTTATTACCAGTATCTTTAGCAACCTGTGCTGCATTAAGAGCAGCGGCTAGTTGAGCAGAAGTCTTACCAGTAGTACCTACTTGTTGAGTAAATGGAGCAGACTCTGCCGCAGCAACAGCATCTTCTGCTGCCGTTACTTGTGCTTGTTTTTGATTTAAAGTGTTTAATTCAATTTTTGTTTTAGTGGCTGCTTGTTGAGTTTTAGCCTTGTCTAATAACGCTTGGGCTGCTGTCTGTGCCATTAACCCACCTTACCCCAACTCTTGAGTATTGTATTAATAAATGTTGCAGCCATTTCATTAGCCTTTGGAGTCTTACGCCATAGCGGATTAGAACGAACACTTGATATAAAATCATTTTTAGTAGAGATGTCAGCACCACCTATTGCTTTTTGAACATCGTCATCGTAGATGTCAATGTCACCTTCTACAAGACCCATTTCATCTTCTTTCATTCTTTGAAAATTGCCAGATATATCAGATACACGTAATCCATTATCTATATATTGTGAAAGACCTTTAAAGTGTGCTTTAGCAGATTGTTTAATTGTTGCAATTTCTTGTTCAATTCCTGTTGCCATAGTACCAGTACTAAGTCCAGCACTAATACCACCAACTTTAAGTGCCCTGTAAGTACGGTCAAGTAGTTCACTACTTGTAAGTCTAATGCCGTAATCGGCTGCTGTTTCTTTTAATTTGCCATATGCCTGACTAATAAGACCACCAGCATCTTCTAAACTTTCTTGTGTTGCTGCTTTAATACCAGTACTTGCTATTTTTTTATCACCATTAATAATAAGACCAAGACGCATTTCGGTACGGTCTTGTTCTGTTAGTGGTGCTTCACCCATAGTATTGGCAACAGTATTACCAAATATATCAGTTCTAGTAATTCTTGTAGTGTTTCTATCCATCTCTATCTTGTGCAGTTTTTGCCAGTATGCTTCTCTAAGGTCTTCTAACTTATCAACAAGTACTGGGTCTCCAACATATTGTTTTACTGTACGATTAAACTCAGCATAAGCATCTTCTTTTGTTGTAAGACTAGATGTACTTTCACCGCTAGATGTTGGTTCTTGTATATCTGGACGACTTAAAACATAAGAATCAAAATCATATAGTAAGTTACTTGGTACTGGTGTGCTAGGGTTAGCCTTTAATGCAGTTGCATAACGAGTAGCAGCCTGAAAGTTATCTACAGATAGTTCATTAATAGCACGCTTGATGGCCTTTTGAAACTCTGCATCTTTATCTATTGTTGAGTAAGATAGTTTAAAAGCCTTATCTCCACCAGGATAATACTTTCTTAATTTAAGTTTGTAGGCCTGTATATTAGAAGCAGTAATACCAGTCATACTGGCAGCAGCAACAGAATCTACAGAAGTTGTTTTAAAACCTGTTGCTGTAGGTAAAATTGCAATACCAGTTGGATTAGGATTATCAGTTGTTGGTAGTTGTCCAGCAATATATGGAGTTACATTAACTCCTTGTGGTCCAGATGCAACTTGAACCAAAGTACCATTAAGAAACACATTCCAGTCTTTTGATTCACCAATGTTAATTGGTTCTACATTTGCTACCTTACCAACTGGTTGTGGAATAACAGGTGGTTTAGATGAAGTTGAGGCTGTTGGTTTAGGCTTAGGCTTACCTGATGGCAATGCAGCAGCAGCAGAAGCAAGTGGACCAGGAATTGTTGGCTTAGGTGTAGGTGTCTTAGGTGCCATAATTATTTATTCCTGTTCATTGCAGATGTTGGGATTCTATATAGGTCATCTATATATGGAGCAAGGATAGAACGATATGCTTCTGAAAGAATAGGATTACCAGCAACTATTTCTTTCATACGCTTGTGCCATGTTGTTAAGTTATCATCTAACGCAGTCTGACCACCAACTTGTTTGCGTACATTTGTATCTTCAAACGTAGCAATTACTCGCTTAGTTGCTGGCATTATCAATGATGTTAAAGTGAATACTGCACCAGCATCAATGACACCCTTAAACTTAGGGTCATTAATCATCTGGTCAAAACGCTCAAAGCGTATTTGTAATCCTTCACGTTGAACAACTTCAGATGTACCTAGTGAACGCTGTAGTGGTATACTGCTATTTAGTAATCTTTTCTTTTCAATCTTTGCATTATCTAATACCTCTTGACGGTATCCAGGACGGTTACGGTCTGGATTGTTAGGGTCTGCAAATGTTCGTGCTACTTCTCTGTCTACATTATAGTATTCATTACGAATTACAGCGGCTGCTAATGTAGTTATATACTTCTTAAGTCCTGCATCATTAGCCTCAAACGGATTATCCTTACCACTAACAAGCCCTGTAGTTTCTAAGAATCTTGCTGCCGATGAACTATATTCACCGATACGTGGTGCAAATGAAAATGCTACATCTCCATATGCCTTAAGCAATTTAGGATTCTTTATAATCCAGGCTTTTGTTTCAGCAGTATTTGTTATTGCTAACTGTGCTGACTTAGAATTACGAGAGATAGTAAAGACTAACTTATCTGGATAATCACCAACAAACATAGATGTTGCTAAGCCAATTGGGTCTTCAAAGTTATAACCATACTTAGCATTGTTATCTAATACTCCACGCAGAATGTCACTAAATTCTTGGTTCATACTAATGATTCCCATTTTACGTAACTCATTAGGAATAACTGGGTCTGTAGACCCCATTGGTAATGCCGAAATAGTATTAAATGCTGACTTAATTGCTATCATATTAAATGCTGCAGTCTTAAGTCTTTCAACATACAATGTCATCTTGGCTTCATTACCATAATCTTCTGGCTTTAGTTTAGTATTATTGTGTGATTGCAAGATTGCTGCTGCTTGCATCATTGTTGTAGCACCAATAGCCGTTTGATTATTAGTATCTAGTTGCTTCCATGCATTAGTAAGTGCACTAGGTATTAGAGCACGAACCCAATTTAAATCATCAGATTGTGGTCCTAATACAAAATTATCTAGATTCTCACTAAATGTTTTAATTGTTGGATTATCACTTAGACCAAGAATCTGTTTAGTAAGTAATACTGGAAAAGCAATAGTAGGACCAGTAAGAGTATACAATCCAGCACCCTCAGAATATGATGGGTTCATCATAGAAATCTTTAGTGTAGATGCATTCCATTCAGGTTGCTTAAAGAAGTCCCAGTTACCACTTGCTATTTCTCCAACTGCCCTTAAGGGATTCATCATTGCTGCAAATACTGGTGCAATTGTATGCCATAAGACTCCATCATTAGGAACTAGAACATACTGGTTGCCATTATCATCATCATATACCATGCCAGTACCACTCATTGCAGTACTTAAATGCCCAGTACGATAAATAACTTTATCTGGATGTAGTGTTAAATAACGTACCATTCTTCGTGTGTAATCTTCTGTAGCACGCATAAAACGTCCTATGCCACGCATGTTCCAAGTAAAAGCAGAACGAACGCTTGGATTATCTGCATACTTTAACAATTCATGAATAGCATTATCGCCTGCACTATTATCAAAGTATAAATCTGCTTGTAGTTTAGCAGCCTGTGGAGTACTGCCTTCTTTTATAAGGTCGTCAACCATTTGTTTTTCAAATGGACGCATAGTTTTACGTTGTTCTAGAACCTTAATAAGGTAAGCATCAGAACGGACAACATCAGTAATCTGACGTTCCATCATTTCCCAACCCATATTTTGAAACTTCTGAAAATGACCAATAACACTTTCAGGTAGAACAGGAAAATCTAAATCTGTTGTAATCTTTCCAGATAAAGGATACCTATTGGTTGCCTTTATAAACTCATCTATAGGGGTCTCTCTAACCCAGTGAGATGGAGATAGTATTTCTTCTTTGTATCTAAGATAATCTAGTTCTGAACGCTCAGTCTTTTTCATTGGAGGAACACCAGCCTGACGGCGGCGTGCCGCATCCATGCTCATCCAGTCTTCAGATTTAATAATCTTTTCACTTGCAGCATCTATTTTGCCGTTAATATACTTGAGTAAATCGTCATTAAATCCTTTATCTGCTCCATGAAATAGTGTATACATTTCATCTCGCATGTTACGAACTATACCTTCAGTAATCTGTGCAGGTGTTTTGCCACTTATGGCTAATGCTGTTGTTTGTAAAAACTTAGAATTAAACTCTGTGGTAGAACGCTCAGACATCTTAGTACTAATAGATGTTTGTCCTGTAGTTCCTTCTTGAACCTTATGTCCACGCAGAATATATGTATCGTTCTTCCTAACCCAACCAATTTCCTTCATAACTGCTTTAACAAACTGTTCGCTGTCATTAAAAGTACGTGAAGCATTATATTTAATAAACAATGAACCAAAGTCTACAACTGTTCTCATAGGAGTAGTCCATTTATTCTTACCAAATGCTTTATAGAACTCTCTATGGTGCACTACTGCACGGTCATATGCTGACAACTGATAGTATTCATCAGTTTGATATTTACCAGTAGCCTTTAAGCCCTTTGGCTTACCAGTTAATCTACTCTTAACTCCATATGCTTCTGCTGCTTCTGTTATAGTACTCTTGCCAAAGATTTCTTCTGCTAGTGTGCCTTTAACCATTGTATCAGCAAATGAATTTGCAACTGTTGACTTAACCATACCTGCAGCAGCATGTGAATTGTTAACTAAATGAGTGCCAAGGTCTTTTGCTTCTTCTGGTGACAAGTTTGTAAACTTAGCAATCATTGAATGTGCTAAACGTTGTTCTGCAGATGCTCCATAGAACTCATCTGCTGACATAAGATAACTAGACTGGACTTCTCTGCCTTGATACATATAGTTATCTTCTACTTTAACCATATCATTCATTGCTTTACGCTGTGAGGCTGATGCAGACTTAGCAGGATTTCTTTTTATTAAATCTAAGTATCTAGATTTAAAGTATCCTTGAGTTGATTCACTACCAGTGTATCCCATTAGTGCATTATGCATACCAGAACCCTTGCCACTAAAAGTGGCATAGATGTTCTTTATATGTGAAACCATTAATAGATGAATAGCATCATCAACTGAAGCCTTAGTACCAATTTTTGGTACTAGCATAAGAAATATACTACCATCTGTAATGGCTTTTAAGGTAGGATTATTTGTTACACCATTAAGAGATGCATGTCTTAGCATGCTTTTTCTTAAACCTTTTATTTCATAAATATCTGTTGCTATTTTGTAAAAATTAGGCATGCTAACACCTAAAGTTGTATGTGAAATACGAGAAGCACCTTGAGGTATAGTTACTACACCTTCTTTAAGAAGATGTGCTGGTGTTTCAAATGGAACTGGTCCCATCTGCCTAGTAATTCCATACATTTGCTCTAACGTTGCTCTTTGAATAGCAACACCCTCTGGTATTGCTGTCATGCCTATCTTGTCTGTATAAAGTTTATACAAACTGGCAAGCATATGTAGTCTTTCATCAGGTGAAACTCTAAAATATCTTTCAAGAAGTATGTTTGCGCCAAGTTTATCATCAACAACTAATCTAAAGTAGTCACGAAGTGCATCTTCTGATTTGTATACCATGTCATCTACGGTATAAAGCATTACATTTTCTGGATGACGTGCTGATAAAGTTGATAACCGTCTTAGAATGTTTCTTTTTTGCATGTCTAGTTTAGCAAAAACCTCATCAGTTTTTGGATTAACAATTTTATTGTCTAATCTTTGCTCAATAGGTACAGAAAAATATTCATCAAATGCTTTTTCTGTTTGAAATACTTTATCAGGTATAGGTTTATTACCCTTAAGTGCTTGACGGTCAATACCGTTAAATATCTGGTCACCCAATGAGCGCATACCATCAGTCATTTTTCTAGTACGGCGTTCTAACATAACATGATTCTCACGATAATACATGTTACCTTGTAGTTTACCACTAATAATATATTTAGTGTTTTCACCTAGTTCATAAAACTTTAATAATGAATCATAGTCAGTTATAGGTACTAATTCTTCTGCTTCATTTCTAACTTTAACAGTTACAAGACGTTGGATTAACTCACTAGGTGCATCTGGAAAGTTTTTACTAATTTCAGTACGAATAAATGCAGCATCAACATCAGAACCTACAGTACGTGCATCACGTAAGTTGTTAATAGACTCAACAAGTCTTTTTTGTTTTGTAGCCCATTCTGGAACTAATGATAAATCTCTAATTGCTTGAATAGAACCGCTATTTTTTGCTGTTGCAATAAATGTTTCTGCAAGTTTTTCGGCTTGTAATATTGCTCTACTAGAACCACCAGTTAAATAAGTTAGTGGGTCAACTGCTAACTGATAGATTGCGTTTATAGAACCAGATGGAGATACCATTTCTTCTGCACCAAATGGATTTGGGTTTAATACTTTCCATTGGTTTAATTTCTTATCTGCTACTACTGCTGCGCTACCTTGCATTATTGCATTTACTGTAGAAATAGGACTTAAAACAGTAAGTGCTGCTGGAATCATATATGACCACACACCGCCGTCTGACGGCGGGTGGTTACTATTAGCCCAGTTTGTTAAATCATTACCTGGATTAATTTGATATGTTTTATATTCAGCAAAGGCATTTTTGTATGCAACATCGTCATTAGAAAATTTTCTAAATGCATCTTCAAATTCGCCACCATCGGCACTAATGTCGCCATATTCTTTAATAATTTCACTTGGAGTTCTACCCTCAATAATTCCTTTAACAAGAAAACTCATAGCATAGCCATGTTTTTCTGTTAATCTATCATTAGATACTTCATCCCATTGGTTCTTACCATTAAAAGAATCACTCCAAGATTTTTTTGATAGAATGTATTCAAATGCTTCTTTATCTGTTTTGCCAGTATCTAAAAATCCACGGTACATTTTATAAGTATTGTTAGTCAATTTCATATAATTTTCTGCTGCACCAACTATACCTCTAAATGGACTACTAACTATACCTCCAAGATTATTAGCAGCAGAACGAAGAAGACTTGGTGACTTGGTTTGATAGTCAGCACCAGGATTCATAAATTGAAGTCCCTTGCGGACTACTGGCTCTAAATTAGCAAACTCTTTACGTGATGCATGAAGGTCTGAATTTTTGTTTAATCTATCATTTAAACTATTTAGGCTTAATAATGTTTGAATCATTGCAGATTCATTTGGCGTTGGATTTGCAGCAAGTGATGCTGCATATAATTCGGGTTGCGAATTAGCCAGTGATGTATTAATAAACTGTGGCGGTGAAACACTAGGCATAGATACAGGTCTAGGAGAAGCCATCAGGACATGTTCAACTTATTATAGAGTGCTTCATACTTTCCTGTTGTGTCAAATTGCATTAATTTATAAATTACACTAGCAGGAGATGGCGCAGCCATCCCTTGTAAATATGAAGTATCTAGTCCTGGACCTTCACCATAGTTAGCACCAGCAGAAAGTGGCTCATTTGGAAATTGTGTTGGCGCATCTAATCCTACCAATGGTGGCATTTCTGGCATTGGGTTGCCTGCTAATGGTGCAGCAGACTGTTGCATTGCCATAGATTTATTATTACCGTACGCACCACCAGTATATGATTGTGCTGGTTGAGTAGACTCTATTGGCTTTGTAGTTTGTTTAAGAACACCTAAGTCTGTACGCTTAGATTGTTTTCCTGGTCCCGATACTTCTGCCATTAGTCGTCCTCCTCATCTTCAATATGTTTTCTAATATCTTCGGGTGTTAAGGTTCGCATCCAATCAGGATATGATTCTTTTGATGCTAGTAACCATAACGAATTATCAACTGTAAATCCTGCTTTGCGTAATGATTTAAAAAACTCATGCAGTTCAATTGCATATGAATCTAATTTTGAGTAACTTTCATCAGCAACTGTTTTAACTGCTCTCTTACGAGATGTTGCCATGATTGCTCCCTAGATTGCTCGTTCTCTTTGAGTACTTACTGTTGACCTTGCCTGTCCACCTGCACTTAAACTAGCAAGCATTGTTTGTAAATCTGGTCTAGCCTGTGGCTGCTCTGGCATTGGAGAACCTCCTGCTGGCGGACCAGCGGGAGCAGGGGACATTTGCTCAACCGCATTAGTTGGTGCACCAGCAGGAGGAACCTGTTGCTGCGGAGCAAAGGTTGTTTCTATTGCGTCCTCTAATGCTTGTCCCTTTTGACGAGCCTTTATAACCGCAGCAATCTTACGAACTACATCGGAGGCATCCTGACCTTGAGTAGCCATTTGTGGGATTGCCTGGGTGTATGCCGTAAGTGAACCAAGGAGTGCAGTACGCATCTCTTCAATTTCAATTTTTTCTAATTCTTGTGTTACGTTAACTGTAAATGGTAGTTCTCTCATAGCCATATCTCGGCTGATGAGTTTTCCTCCAAGTGCTTGAAGCATAAAGATAAGACCTTGCGCTGGGTTAAGACCAGCAAGCATGCCGTAACGCACATCAGCAGAGTAGTCTTGTTTAATATCTTTAGTTGGCTTGTATGTGATTTCATAAGGTGAACCCGAATCTACTCCACGAATTGTTTTTTCTTCTGGGTAAATTACTTCATCTACATTAAAGCAAAGACTAATAATGTCCCTAAGTGTTGCAGCAAAAATTGCTTGTGCAGATTTAACCTGTGTATCAAAGGCTCCCATAAGAGCCTGTACTCCTTGACCAGTAACAATAGATGCATCTATGTTTCCAGTACGAGATTCAGGATATCGTGTACCAACACGCAGTTCTTGATTAAGAACATTTTGTTCAGTAAATGCACCTTGTGGCAAAGTAAGTTCTACGCGGCGTACGCCTGCTGGATTGGCTGTGCGGATAACCGCATCGCCACCAAGTTGTAGTTCTTGCACATCTTGCGGTAGAACAATTGGTGCTTGTACTGACTTTTCTGCTGCTTCCATTGCAAGTAATGCAAATCGGTTGCGCAGTAATTGAATACCTAGTACGTCATCAAACTGTCCACGCATTTCACCATCAATAGATGGCTTACGTGCAACAACAACCATCATCTTACCAAGCGGATTAACAGCCTCAGAAAGAACTAAATCATTTCTACGTGGTACATAGATTATAGATTGGTCTTTGTCATAGTAACGAACCATCTCAATTACTGCATTAAGGTCTTGTTTGTAACCATCTGGTCCAAGTAATTCTCTATCATACTCTGGGAACTGGGATACCAGTTCACCAAGTGTCATAGAGTAACGTTTAGCAAATGCCACACAACGTCCATAGCGGTCAAACTCTGGGTAGGCCCCAATAGGATTTTCTATGCGGATACGTGGCAGTTTTGCTTCATCGTCTAATTCAATAATGAATGGGACGAATCCATATGTTAGGTACCAATCAGCACCTGAGTACATTTGTACTGCTAGGTCTGAGTGTTGGAAATAGTTAGAGGCAATACGAGTACGCTTATCGGCAAAGGTACGTGCTCTATCAGATACTTGATTGGCTGCAGAACAGTTAACCGCTGGAAGCGGAGCCATAACTTCAGATAGGTCACGTGCAACAATGTCAATAAAGTTTGCTACTACGTTAGCATCAACACCTTCTGGAAAGAAATTAGGATATACCTGAGCAATCTTTCCTTTACGTACGGCAAGTACGTCAAGGTTACGCGCATCACGTTCGTGATTGCGGTAACGCAGGGATTCAACCCGTGCTGTTACCTGCTCTATTGATAATACCATTATTTTCCTAACGGTCTAGTTTTGCTTAATCTTGATTTAGGTTTTTGAACTACTCTACGGCTTATTCTTGTTTTTTTAGCACCTGCTAAGGTTTTATCAACTTTAGCAATTTCACCCTTAGAAGATACCTTTGCATCTAGACGAGCAAGACGTGCTTTTTCAACTCTATTTGCTTCTTCTCTACCAAGTTTAGCACGCTTAGTTGTTTCTCTAGTTGCCCAAGAATCAGTATAAGCAGGACCATCATATTTATCAGCATTAGATTTAGGTCGTCCAGTATGTTTAGGGTCAAGTACTCGTGGGATATGTGGTCTATTTTTATCTTTTCTAACTTGAGCAATTAGTTTACGTTCTAATTCATTTGGTGGACGATTAGGTGTTTTACTTTTCTTTATTGAAGCCTTAATACTATTAAGTAAAGCAAGACGATTTCTTTGACTTTCTATTGCATCATAATCTCGTTTTGCTTCTGCTACCTGTATACGTTTTTCTCTAAGTGCTATATTTCCTTGACCCGCTCTTCCAAGACGCGGTGGGTTATCAATCTTTTCTAAACGTTTGCGTTCAATTTGACTAAGTGTTTTTCGGCTTGCAGGTGCTGTAGAATTACGTGGATTACTAGCGGCATTTTTGCCAGCCTGACTAATCTCATCTAATTGTGATTGCCGAACTTCATATCCTCTTTCCGTTAATTTATCTTTAACGGTTACTGTATAATCAGCAGCGTCTTGTTCTTTTTTAGTAACACCTTTATTGTGTAGTTTCTTACGCATTATCTTTACGTCAGTCTTATGAGCAGGTAAATTATTCTTTAATCTAGGTGTAGGTTTCTTAGGAACACTTCTAGGATTTATTGCTCTTTCTTCTCTAGCATTAACTTTTTTTGTATAATTTTCATTTGCAATCTCTTTACGAGTCTTTGGTGCATTTGGCTTAGGACGAGTAATGGTATCAATTTTTTGCATTCCACGTTTTTCACTTGCAGTTAAAGAATTAGAACTACCTCTTGGTACATCTCTAGGACGTGGAGCAATTGGTCTGCGTCCTAATTCTTTTGCTACGTCAGTTGCATCAACATTAGAAACTTTCTTACGACCTTGACCAGTAGTAGTTCTAAGACCACCACCACGATTTGTTACAGGTATTGCTGATGTGCCTCTACCAGGATTAGAACGTGGTGGTTGCACAACAGGTTTAGGGTTTCTAATTTGTTTCTTACCTTGTGCTTTTATACGTGCTACTGGTTCACGTACAGTATTGGTTACACCTCTATCAGCCTGTGTTTGATACTTAGGAGAAGCCTTACGTCCCCGTGTTGCTTCTATAACTGCGGGGCGCTCTTTTTTAATTATAGATTTTGCCGCTTCTGGCTTTTTAGCCAAAGATTTTCTTACACCAGCAGATGCAACAGCATATTTCTTTTCTGCTTCTCCTGCTTTAACTGCAGATGCAACAAGTTCTGCACCACGACCCGCAATCTTAGCAGCCTTAATAAACTTACCTGGACCAATAAACATAGCAGCATTAATAGCAAGGTCTTTAACCAATTTATCAGTAGAGACCTTTGGTAAGGCATCTGCTTTCTTCTTATCTGCCTTTGCTGCTTGCCCAGTTTGAACCATGGTTAATCCTTATCCGTATATGTCTTGCCACTGTTGTGAGAAAGCCTCATCTAGATTAATGGCGTATCGTTTGTCTGTCTGTGCTCTTGTTGCCCATCTGTTGTAAGCATAGGTAGTACTATTGCTTGCCTGTTGCATTAGTTCGCGTATGCGAATAACGGCAAACCACATAGCCATAACAGTATCTGTCTTACCTCTAGTCTCTGGCTTCCACGTAAGCAGTTGTTGAGTTAGTGCCTTTAATCCTTCAGAACCTTCTGAGGACGGTAGTTCAATGATGTTATTGTTTTGAAACTTGCCTTCGCGTTCTGTACCGAAGAGGTTGGACATTGAGGCAACGCCGAAAGATGTGTCCCATTTGTTCTTGCCTGTAAAGTGAGCATCAAGTCGTACGCCGTAAGAAGCAAGCCATTGTCTGAGTTCTTCATCTAGTGAGTATG